GACGTGCAATCACCGCCTGCTGTGTGTTGTCGCGAAACATATAGGCGTGATACATCGTGCCATCGAGAACCACAGTCTTGAACGCGTCGGGCACAGACATCGTGTCGCCTGGATTTACTAGGTCCGTCTGAAACTTAAAGTAGTCGTACTCAACGGTGTATGCCTTATCTGGTCGCGGGCTGAACCCTACTTTGTTGTCGAGTGTCCGGTAGATGTAGCGTGGAGTATCGAAGTCGCCGGTGTTGGCGTTGGCGTCGCGCTCGTAGAACCTTTGGATAAAAGTGTCGAAGTTAATCTCACGTAGACGCCGGGCCTCGATATTGTCAGCCGTGCTTTTGCGGATACGGAACGAGCCATAGTCGGCGGTCTTGAGGTCGCTCTCCAGTGCGTATTGGTCGGTGCCGGTGGCGGTTACGACAGTCGCCGTGTTGTGGTTGAACGGAAACTCAAACTGCTCCTGGCTAATTTCGTGGATCGCGACGTTGACCGCGTCTTTTACCTGTGCGTGGAAGCCGATTGCGGTCAGGAAGTCGGCAGTCGTAATCTGCACTTCGTTGAGGCGCTTCAGCGCGTCGTTGACCAATGTGATGTACGTCGTTGTCATTTACGCTGCTTTCAGCCACCGTAGCGGCACCTCTTCGCCGAGAGTGTAGCTGCCTTTCGCTACGTCCTCGTTCACGACCATGGTGAACACGGTGTTACCGTAGGCGTGGAACTTAATCTTTTTTTCGCGCCCCAAGATCTGGATGACCTTTGCAGCCTCTTGCGCCATGCCAAGGTACTCCGTGGTTGAGGGATATCGCTGTGTTTTGTCGGCGCTTTCGACGGTGATATGTTGGGCAGATGGATTGGCGTCGATATTGTTGCGGTTGATATTTTTAATTAGTTGTCCGCCAGGGTCATTCTGGTAGCCGCAATCGAAGCCAACTACATGGATTTCTCGATAGCCAAGCCAAGCGCAGAGAAAGAATGCCTGGATGGTGCTGTTCGAGCCGCCCGCAATCACCGGGTCTGGCATCCAGTTTACCGAGGAGATGGTGTTGAACTTGTAGATTTTGCAACCACGGGCAGTCGCAAACACCTCGGGCTTGATCTGCGTCGATAGTAGGTACGCAGTCTTTTTGTTTTTAAAGACGCGGTTCGGTTCGTTATCGCCGGCATCTACGTGGATACAGTAGGTCGGCGTTACACCGATGCCGTCTAAATATTCGACGGTTTTAGATGCAAAAATATCCCCTTGCCATTCACGGATAAGAGGATGAAATTGTCGGATGGATGGCCCGCCGCCACAGATAAGAACTTTGTCCTTACGTTTGCGCGCACCGTTTTTTAATTTAGTTATCCACGGTGCTGGGTCGTCTTTATTGATTTCGTAGTGTGATTTTAACTGCTCGTCATCGACGGAGCAGACCAGCTTTATGGCCATACCAATCCTGTCCGATAAAGTTGGAGGGCCCCTATATGAGAGGCCCTCCTCCGCTAATTAAGCGAGTGTGTCGCGGTCAACCTCATTCGGACCCAGCTTCGCGGTCACATCTGTCATAAATGCGATCACGCGAATTTTTCCGGTAGCAACCGCCGTGTCACCAACCGTGGCGAGCTTCACGTCAATCGTGTCAGCAGCCGAGGCCGGAGCAACGGTGTTTGCACCAAACGGCGCTAGGCCGTTAGAGCCGATAGCCATAAACCCTGTCGTTGCGGCATCGCCGCCGTCAATGAAGTCGTCACCAGCGGCAACGTCGATATCAACAGTGGCAAGGGTGCTATTTACGGCAACGACGCACTCGGCAATCGCACCGTGCAACAGCGTGTTTGCCGGCACATCGATGACTTGGAAGATGTCGCCAGCCGCCAGAGCAGAGCCTTTGGCAGTAGTTGCCTCAGCAAAGTCGAGCGTGAACTCGACAGTGTACGGCATCTGGGCGCCCATACGGGCTTTGTGGTTAACGGAGGTGGCGGCAGCGTTAGCAACACCACCCACGGTCATATCAACAGTAGCCATGTTCTATGCCTCCTCTTAACTATGCAAGTTGTAGGCAGCAGTGATGATCGCCTCGGGGCGAAGCAACTTGCGGCCATACAGATGCAGCCCACGCACGACATCGCTGAACGAATCGTTGTCGCGGTAGGTTTCTACTTTCTCGATTTGCGACGCAGTGGCGACGGCCGAGTCGTGGCCGGCGACGATCACGCCGAAGTTCGAGGACGAGCCAGCAGCAGCAACGGTGCCAGGACCGGTGCCAACAGACGGCAGGTTGTTGGACATGTAGAGACGGAAGCCACGGATCAGGCCCGAAATGATCTGGCCGTTACGCAGGATGTCGCCCGCATCTTGACCGCCAGCGAAGTCGTTATTCAACAGCTTGCTGTTTTCATCGTTCAAGATCTCGGCGAACACCGGGTCGATCACAACCCAGCGACCGTCGCGGTCCACGTTCTGTTGATCCATACGGCGAGCCATACGATTGAGAATCGCCAGAGCCGAGGAGTTGGTGCTCGTCACGGACGACGTAATCGGAATCGAGTTCGCAGTGGTGGACCCGACCCCCATGTCAGTGGAGGTCAGCTTCATGCTATTCAGCAAGCCGTCAGCGTCGACAGTGCCAATCGGATCGGTGCCGGCTTTGTCACCAGCGACCCGAGCGGTGCTGGCGTTCGCATGCAGCGAGGCTTGCTTGAAGCCGCACATGTAACCGAGAACCTCTTGGTCGTACTGGTCACGCAGGCGGTAGCCGGCGCGGTCAGTGGCGAGAGCCTCGAAGTTGATGTGGCTGTGCGCTTCTTCAATGTCGTCAATTTTGAAGGCAAAGTAGTTGGCCTGGTCAACGACAAGAGTAAAGTCTTCATCGTCCAGTTCTTGCGGGACGATCTGGGTGCCGCGCGAATATTCTTGCACGGAAATTTCTGGTTCTTTAATAATGCGGACAGTATCACCAAAGTTGCTGATCTCACCAAAGTAGTCAGAGTTGGTAATGTCCTCTACAACACTGGTCTTGCGAAAGGCGTTCTGGACCTTTTTACTGTAAATAATGGGCGAAAAGTTGCCATTAGGTAAGTTCGCATAACCAGCAGCCGAACGAAAAGCCATTGGTTCCTCCTACGGAAAAGGCTGCTAAAGTCCAGGGCATTCGCGAACTGAGTAACCGCGAGGCGGGGTCAGTGTCGTCGAAGGGTAGCTAGGCTTGGGAAAGTAGGTAATGTGGGCTGCGTGGCTCGGATTACTCTACGAGGGACAGCCCACATTTATCCTGTCAGGTAATAGTTATATAGATTTACCTGTAACTGTCAAGTTCTTTTTATCGAGCAGCGCCACTGATGTCGTACTCGAACGTGCCGTTTTGAATAGCTTTCTCAATGTCGGCTTCGTATTTGTCGTATTCACGCGCGGTCATCTTACGGACCAAAGACTCAGAGAACGTGATACGTTGCCCGGCCTGATCGTCGGCGCGGGTTTTGCTTTTGGGGCTGACGCTTTCGGCGGCCTCTGCACGAGACGGACTTCTTTTGCGGCCCTTCATCTCCGCTTTGTACAGGGTGATAGCCTTACCGGCTGCGAGCGCGTCGTCTTGGTTGTCGTACAGCGCCTCTTGAATCATGCGCGGCTGCACGGATGCCCACTCGTGGAACTCCGGGTCTTGCCGGATCTTGTCGTAGTCCGGATGCAACTCCTTTAGTTCCTGTTCTGCTTTTGCCCGGACCACCTCGCGGCGCATCTCTTGCAACTGCTCTAGCTGCTTTTCGATGCCCTCGGCGGACTCACGCGACTTTTTCATCGCGATGGTCTCTACCATCTCGGCAACGTCCGGGTATTTTTTGGACCACTCCTCCAACTCTTCCTGAGTTTTGGGCATCTTTAATTCTTTAGAAGTGGCCGCGCTAATCTGCTCTTGCAGCTTTGCGATCTCTTTTTTGTGCTCTTCTTGCAGCTTCTGGGAGTGCCGGCGCAAGTCGCCGTATCGTTTTTTAAATGTTGCCTCTTCAGCATCGAGGCCCTCTGTATCGTCGTCGGGCTCTGCTGCCTCGCCTCCCTGTTGTTCTGATTCCCGTGCTTTAATTAGTTCGTCTAGCTCGCGTTCTTCATCGGCTGCACGACGATAGCGCCGCTTCGCCTGTACAACGTGGCCCTGCAACGCAGGTGTTTCTGAAGGTTCGTGTTCGTTTTCCATCGACATGGTCTTCTCCGTGTGGGGGCCTCCAGTAGCCTGCCCTCATGGCAGGGGTGTTGGGTTGCCCAATCTTTTTTAAACTTCTGCTTCGTCCTCAGATTCGTCGTATCCAAAATCTAATTCTGCGGCGCCCTCTATATCGTCGGGTAGAGACAAATCAGGCTCGGGCTCTGACTCAGGGTCTTTGCGCACCGTCTCCGTCATGCCGGACATCACTTGCACGCCCGGCCTACCAGACATAATGGCCCGCCCTTGAGCATCTGTGGCAGGCACAGACCGTGTTTCATATGTCGGGCCAGTGCCTTGTGACGGCCTACTTTCTGGACCCACAGCCAAGGGGTCTTCGACAAGCAAATCGCGTGGCGTTGGCTCCGGACCAAATAAAGCATCAAACATCCTGCTGAACGAACTAACAGATCTGTTTTCCATAGCTAACGCGTGTGCTTCAGGATTGGTGCGCGCTAATTCTTCCATCGTGCCAGCCGGACCATACGACGTTATCTCGCCGCTCCTACTGACGTAGTTACCAGTTGCGGTGTCAATGAAGCCGCCGCCGACCGGAGCTAGGGTCGCGTCTTTAGTTTCTGGATGCAGGCCGTCTTTCACGGCAGTTGCCCTCTCCCAGTCCTCTACGGTCATATTGACATTGCCTGTGATAGACCGTAACGTGATGTCTGTGCCGGGCAGTTTACTTTCGCTAATAGAAACTAACTCGCCGTTTACGAAGCCTACGTCATTTGGATTACGCTGATAATTTTCGAAATGGATGTCCATGGTTTTGGCTGTCACAGCGTCCATCAACACGTTGCCCGTGTTGGCAATAGGCCCCTGGCCTGCAAACAGTTCGGGGTACGGGTCGTTCGGGAAGAATGCCCCCATGGCTAAACTGCCAGGAAACCCGAAGATAGCAGAGCCCGCTGCCCTTGCGGCCGTTTTCATTGAATAAGTTGAAGGATCGAAGAGGTCTAGCGTCTGCTGCGTTATGCCAGAATAATTTGCAAATCCAGAAAAGAACCCACTGCTTATTGGGGTGCCTCGCAAATCTATCTCTAATTGATCTAGGTACTGTTGTGCCGCCGGACTTAACTCGACGCCGGTTGTAAAGGACTCTAGTTGATTAGCAAAATTAAAGTCGGACCCCGGACCTATATTCATCAGTCGTCACTCTTCTTGTCATCATCCTCTTCGTCGGTGTAGAACAACCGACCGTCCGTCTCCATGAACATCAGGCCCTGCTTCGCTTCCATGCGCAGATCTTCTAGGAACTTGATGCCCCAGTAACGGACCACATCAGCGGGCATGACGTACTCGCCCTCTGACAGCATCACGGGGATATCATCTTCTACTTCTTCTGGCAGGGCGCCGAACGGTGCCTCGCCTTCTTTTTCTTCGGGTGGCATCTCATCCACCGAGTATTGTGGCGGGAACATCTCGTTCATGCCGAGGACGCTGAGTTTCATCATGGTCATAACATGCCTCTTTGCTGATTAAATAATTCATCAGTCTGCTCAAACTCTGGTCGAGGTCGGACCTCGATACGCAGACCGGTATCGTCGGCGGGCGGATCTTCTGTCTGCCCTGCAAACAAATCTGTACGTTCGGCGTCGAAAGGATCGTCTACGGTGCCTGGATCAAAAGGCACACTGCTGAATGCCTCATCACTGCGTGTCTGTGCTGCTGCCACTGCACTTTCTATATCAGAGTGCCTACTCGTGGCCTGTATGTCCCCACGCAGATACATGTCACGTAATTCATCGGGATTGTATCGCACGCCGTCGTGGATGCTGGGGATGTTGATAACTTCGTCCGGGGCAACTTGCAGTGTGACAGATTGCTCTGAAACCATGCCCTCATCCGTCTCGTACACAGGCCGACCGTATTTTGTGCGTAGGCCCGGCACCTCTCGCCCTACCTGTTCGCGTGGACGAGTTAGATCTTGCATTTGCGTATCCATGGCGTCTTCCGGCTCATCCACCAACTGCGCAGCGGTCAGGGCAGCGGCGGCGCCGGTCGCGATGGCTGGGGTGCTGAGTACGTCTGTGGTTTGTGCCTCTTCGAGCCTCGCTGAGTTGGGCACGTCGATGGGCGCAGGGACCGTACCTTTCGGTGTTTTAGATGGTGCTTCAGCTAAAACGACACTTTTTAAATTAGTGCCGAGTGGGTCAACGTCTGCCGGCAGCACCTGTTGTGTGCGATCCTTACTTAAAATTGCTATGCTCTGATTAGGTATTCGTATTGATTTAGTTTTTTCTAGTTTTAAAACACCGCCATTTACCTTATCGATAATTTCGTCAAGGATCTTCTGGCTGCGCAATCCGGGAAAAAGCGGCCCAAAACTGTCGCCGCCATTCGAGTAAACATCGTTTTGTGAATTAGTATAGTCGGGGTATCTTGAATTGAGTTCATCTATCACAGGATACGAAATGTAAGCCTCGCGAGAATTTTTAGCATTTTTATTTAATTCTTTCAAAACAGCAGATATATCTTGTGCGTACTTGCCCTCACTCTGCGTGAAATCCTTCCCCTTTTCAGGAGTGATGTTAGCCTTACCTAAACTTAGTTGGCCGTCCTGTCCGTCAATCTCAAACGGACGACCGAAAAATTTTGCGTATTTATTAGAGTAAACACTCTTATATTCTTGATAACCTTGAGGGTGTAAACCGGAATAATTCATGCGGGGATATTTAAAAGTAGAATCCTTTTTGATTGCGCCAGTCAATTTTTCATGCGCTCCTTTCAAAGGACCGGCATTAAACCCTTTGCCTGGAATAGAAATTGCTCGATCAAACATAGTCACTATGCCGGTGGGCGCTGCTCCATAGCTATTTGTTAAGATATGATCTATTGTGCTCTCAGCGACTTTATTACCGGGCAGTTGTACTTTTGCTGCATTCTGTAGCTGTTTTCTTAATATGGCTAATTCAACTAGGTCTACCTCTTCAGGTAGATCAACTCCTAAAAAAGATTTCGGATTGTCCATTGCGAGAGATTTGCCTGCCTGAAAAAATGCTTTTGGGCTGGTGCCATATGCCACTGCAAAGCCTAATCTCCCATCTGCAAATTCTGATAACGTAAATTCAGACAT